CGGATACGGTTATCGATCTCTATCTCACGTACGGTCGGGTCAGACGATAGCTGGAACTTCGGTACGGCTCCTCTGGTCGGCTGAGGCGCTGTAGCGCCGGCCCCAGCATCCGGTTCGTTGATGTAGTAAACGGCGTACCTCTCGCGCGTACGCTTAACTTCAAGCATGCGAGGGTGAATCCCAATCGCGACCGCTGCTCGACGCCACTGCTCGGGGTCGTCGCCCTTGAGAGCGTTGTAGATCTCCCCGCCGGTCATACCTTCACGCCCTTGACGCCGGAGTTCGTACGTCGAGGTACCGGGACGCGGGGCATTTACGTAGTAAACTGCATACCTTTCGCGTGCAGCCTTAGACTCAAGGCGACGCGGATGGATACCTATCTTGGCCGCTACTCGACGCCATTGTTCAGGATCGTCGCTCTTGAGCGCGTCAAAAACTTGCCAGTCTTCAAACTGTGATTCGCTTTCCGTCGCCGTTGGTACAGCCTTTTTTGCCACCTTCTTTGCCACTACTGTTGCCGTCTTGACCGGAATCGGGGTCTCGCTGCGTCCACCTTGGTACTCGCGCAGGAACTTTGCTGCCTTCTCCTTGGCTGCGATCTCGTTTTCCAGTTGCGCGGTCCGTCTATCATCGCGTCCGCGTACCCGTCCCAACTCCTCGCGGTCCAGCTCGACGCTGGTGTCGAGCCGGCGAGCGCCCTCCAGTAGTCCCAGCCGCCCTCCGCGCACGTCGATGAAGACCTCGTTCAGCTCGCGCTGCGCCGGCCCGGCCGGGGCCTTGCCCACCGCGGCCCACGCTTCCCGGAAACCATCCCGTTCCTCGGGCTTGAGCGTGTCCGGGACCGTGACCTTGACATCGCCCACCTCCATGAGGTGCGCCCTGATGTCGGCTTTGCGGGTCACGGTGCCCGGGACCTTGATCCCGTGGTCTTTGGCGATCTTGCGGAGCTGGACGACTGTGGTCTTCGGGTCCTCCAGCTGGCCGATCGCTTCAGCGGAGAGTTTCCGGCGTTCGGGCTTCGGCCCCTCAGCCTCCTTGCCCAGCAGGAAATCCCGAACATCGATCTTCTTGATGACGGTTCCCGGGACCTTAAGATCGTGCTCCTTCGCGATCTCCCGCATCCTGGCCACGGTGGTCTTCGGGTTGTTCAGCTCCACCATCACGTCGTCGGGCAGCGTGCGCACCTGCCGGATCGCGGACGGCTCCTCCACTTCCTGTACCCGCAACCGACGACGCTGCTCAGACGGCGGCACGGCATGGGTCTCCGGCTCGTCGAACCGGCGCGGCTGGGCAAAACCGGGGGCGCGCTGACCAGCCTCCCGCTCTAGCAGAGGCGGGGCGCCAGGACCACCGCCGCGTACAGAAGGCGGCGCACCGGGGATCGCGCGCCCCTCCTCCAGCTTCCCGGCCGGCGCCTCGCTGCGGGGAACCACGATGGCGGCCACATACCAGCCGCCCTTGCCGTCCGGTACCACCTTCGTGACCCGCAGCCGCTGGTCCCGGTCGAGGATCACGCCCCGGTCGTTGGGACCGTTGCCCGGGAACATGGCGCGCGTGCCTTTCGGCACAGCCACGGTCAAAAGGACCGGAGCATCCCCGACCGGGGTCCCGAGAATGCCCTGGAAGTAGCCGGCATCATGGATCTCTCTGCCGGCCAACCCTTCGACTGAGCCGTCTGGGAAAGCGTCAACGGGTACCCGACGGCTGACCAGCAGGTCATCAGTGGTGGGTGAGCTGTTGCGGTTGAAGCGGGCGATGAACGCCTTCGCCTGCGGGCTGTCGGTATCGCCGTCGCGGATCGCGGTCTGGGCTTCGTGGAAGCCGGGGATCGAGTCGCTAGCGATCGACCTCTCGTCCTGAGTGGACCAGTGTGGGGCACGTTCGAACCGACCAGGCTTGGCCGCGTTGAAGGCGTACTGACCGGCCTGTTGGTCCGACTGGAAGGTACGTGGATCGAACCCGTCCAGGATGCGCCCGGCCTCAGGTGACATCTCAGGCGACCGGAACCAGCTACGGATCCGGTCCCGGGCACTCGGTTGTACCGCTCGAGCAGCCTTGACCCGCTCTGGCGCCCCGCCACCACCGGGCACCACCGCTCGGGCCAGTCGTCTCGCCCGCTCGATGATGTCCTTCGTGATGACGGTACCGATCGGCTGTCCGTACTTTTTTGCTCCTTCAGGTGTACGGACACGGTCGGGCGACGCGACCAGGGCAGCTGTCATCAGCTCACCGTGAACTTCGCATCCTCTTGCCGCTTGACCGCCGCGACCCCGTTCACGTCCGGGTCGGCCAGGGTCGGACCCGAGCTGGCCGCAGCCAGCAGCGCGAACCGCTGCGCCCGTTGCTGCTGAGTGAAGTCGTCTTCGCGCTCCAGCAGCTCCCGCAGCCGCCAGGCCCGGTCGTCCGCAGCCTCCTCGTCGCTCTGGCGAGCCGCCGCCGAGGCGGTCAACACATCCAGGTCGATCTCCGGTGGCGGTAGCTGGCCGGCCGCGACCAGGGCGAGGCGCTCCTCGCCGTCCATCGCGAACACCGGGAACGCTGGAACGTTCACGGCCAGGGCCGCGGTCAGCTCCAGGTTGCCGTCAACCGCGCGCCAGTCCCCGGACAACGGTGAACGGCGTAGCTTCGCTACCTGCCGAGGGGTGGCCTCCGGTACCACCGTACCGGCCACCCAGATACCGTACTCGTCCTCGCCGGCCCGCACGACGGCGATCTCGTCACCGGTGTTGTCGTAATGGACCGCAGCGGCCAGGTAACCGAGCGAGATGTCCGCATGACGGGTATCCATGACAACCTTACCGACCCGGACCAGCTCGCCTTCAGCGGTCAGGACCTGCCCGAGGTGGAACGGGGCATACCCCATCTTCGACTGCGGCGCCAGTACGCACTCGCGTTGGCTCACGTCCCGGTGGCACTCGTTCCAGGCAGCGAGGTGACCGAACACCCGGCCTTCGGGGGTGACGGTCAGCGGGGTCTTCGCGGTCAGGCCGGGGTTAGCGAACCACATCCCGGGCGGGTCGAGCGGGGCGCCGGCTGAGGCCGCCATGGCCGGCTTACCGGTAGCGTCCTCGCCGGGCGTGACGCCGAATCTCTTCATCGCCATCATGATCTTCTGACGGATGGCCATGAGCTGCTTCGGTGTATAGAACGCGGCGTTCTTCTCCTGGTTGATGTAGGTCCAGGCCGCCCGCACGTGCTCCTCGGTGTCGAGCGGGTAGCGGGCCTTGCCGTCCTCCTGGTAGCCCGGGTCGGCGTAGGGCACATCCCCGTAGGGCCTGTCCGCGGTAAGCTCATCCATCGCTGCCTCCTGTCTGTCTTCGGGCCGGTCCCATGGGGCACGGACCGTCTCATCGTTGAAACCTTTCGCCATCGCCTGGTAGATGTCCGTGATCACGGTACGCAGGCGGTCCTTGTCCCCGTCCGGGATCCCCGGCAGGCCACCGTGCGCGCCGGAGATCAGCGCCGCGGCGGCATAGATCGCGTGGTAGACCAGGGTCAGCTCACCGTTGTGGATGTCGCCGACCGGCAGGCGGTAGGACCGCGGGTCAGTGGATGGTCCCTGCGGGTCGCGCCACAGGAATGCCCGGTTCAGCTTGGCCACGTCGGCACCTTTGGCGTTGACCCCGGCCCAGGCGGCGATCCGTCTCACTGCATCGTCGTTGTCGAACACCGCCTGGCGAGGGGCCAGCGGAAGCCCACGCCAACCGCCACCGTTGACGGTGAGCTCGTCGTCGGTTTCACGTGGAACCACATAGACAGTTGGAGACTTAGCAATCCCTGCGGGCTTGCCGCCGCATCCGCAGTCATCCTCCATCATGACCATGTCCTCGTCGTCATCCGGCCAGTCGCCTTCCTCGCCGACCAGGTTGTACAGGCGCATGGCCGGAAAGGCGGCGATGCTGACCAGCGTGGCCCCACCGGCCACATACTGCGTCATGTGCTCGATCCCGGTCTCCGGGTTCTGGGTACCGCGTACCGGTCCGCCCGGGTCCAGGGAGGCACCGAACAGGCCCTGGTCGACCATGTACTTCGCCTGCTTGACCTCGGGCACCATCTCCTCGTCCAGCCAGTCACCCCAGCCCCACACGTGGTCGCGACCGCGGTGGTCGGGACCGATGGTGAACCCGAGGATCCGGGCCACCACCATCGCGCCGTCGTGGCCGGGACCGGACCGGGGACGGTAGGACAGCGGCAGGGGCAGCGGTCGGTGTGCCACCGCGCCCGGCTCAAAGATCCGGGTCCGCCGCGGCTCGCCGGTGGGTAGCCCGACCGGCGCCAGCGGGCCGGCCCACAGCGGCCCGAGAACGGTCTGGGCAGCCAGTAAGGAGGAGGCCGCGACCAGCGACTGCGGGGTCGCGTGCTCCAGTGAGCCGTGCCCGGGCGGGCCGCCGGTGGCTTTCGTGTGCAGGATGTTGCAGAGCCCCTCCGGCTCCTTGGGAAAGTACTTGACCAGTGCCCGGACGCAGCGCTTGAAGTCGCCTGGAGAGTTCCAACGAATCTTCAAGGCACCCTTCCCGAGAAGCCAAAAACGCTGGAGCTGCAAGGGCATTCCCCTAGCCGGGTTCGGGTCTACCATCAGCGACTCTCCTCATTCATGATCACTAGATCGCATCGGCAGTTGCAAACCTCATCTGGTGGACCCATGGGATCTGCGGGCATCATCAGCAGTGCGTCGCCCACCACGAACGGTTCCCATAGCTGGCGCACCTGCCTATCGGCCGCGCGGTGGGTCATCCGCACGTGCGGATCCCCTTCCGTGGTCCAGCGCTTGCGCAGCAGGCGTCCGGTCACCCGGGACATCTCCATCCCAGCAGCCAGCGTGCCGGACCCGTACGCGCGGGTCGTCTCGGTGACCGCGACCAGCTTCGCACGGCCAGGCCAGTTGGGTGAACCGGACCAGTCCAGTACCCGCTCTACCCGCTCGGCCAGCTGAGGGACATCCTCGCCGGCATTGACCCCGTCTGTCAGCTCGGCGAACACCAGGTGGTACACCTCATCCGGGATCGCGACCAGCAGGTTCTCCGTCTGGGCCAGCGTGCTCATGACAAAGGCATGCCGTGACACTGGGGGCACGTCGGTCGCCTCGCTCCAGGCGCCCGTCGAGATCTGACCGATCCTGGTCAGGATCGTATCGATTTCGTCTTTCCAGTCCGGTGCAACCTGGTAAATACCATCGGCACTGGGCGCGAGCTGGTAGCGGCGCCACGGCGCCAGCACCGCATCACGGGCCTTGCCCAGCCAACGCTTCAACGCCCCGGTGACGACACTCTCCAGCTCCTGCTCATCCTGCTCACGCGACATCGACATACCCCTGATGGCGCAGGTACTCACGCAGTAATGCCGGGTCGTGCGGGTACGACTTGACCAGCAGGGTCGAGCAGTAACGGTCGAGACTGTCCTCCAGGTCCTGGGTACTCAGCTGCGGGTCGACAGCCCGGACCAGAAACGGCAGCTGGGTCCAGGCACCCAGCAGCAGCTTGGCCGCATGCTCGTCGCCGGCCACCGGGATCCGGGTATGCAGCTCGTGCGCCGGTACCTGCGGCCACTTGTCCCGGTTGGACCGGTCCAGTAACCGTTTGCCGGCCAGCTCCAGTGCCCGGTACGTCGCAGCGTTGGCCAGGGCGAAAACTCCGAGCGGTACCGAGGCGGAGGCGAGCCGAGCCACCGGCGGGGGACTGTTGCTCGCGTTGGGCTCGGGCGCACCGAGCGCGTTGGCCGCGGACGAGCCCTCCGGTGGGGCGGTACCGGCTACGGCTGGCTCGATCCCGGTGGGCGGGCCTTCCGGAACCGCGACCTCCGCTGGCGCGCCGCCCGGTGCGGTGACCGCGTCCGGCGGCAGGATGTCGTCGGTGTAGCCGGCTACCTTACGCACAGCCGGAATCTGGAACAGGTTCGGGTCCCGTTCCATCAGGTTGCGGGTGAAGTACTTCAGGTCCTCTTCAACGGTCGGAATATCACCTTCCCGGTAGCTACCGGCGTCACGCACCGCCTGGTCGCTGACCAGATGGTCCCGCCAAAGGTCGTGGGTGTCCTTGAGCCGCTGCGGGCGTACGGTCAACGGCGCGGTGTCGAACCAGTAGATGTAACGGGCCGGGTCCTCGCCCATCTGCCTGAGCGCCGGACGTAGAATGCCCTGGGTCAGGCCATCACAGATACGGGTCATCAACGGCTCAACGTGTACCTTGATCTGGCCTTCGGTGATCTGGTACGCCCCCCAGTGGTTGGCATCACCGGACCCGTGCAAGATCATCGGATCGATGTCCATGGCCAGACCGAACCGTTTGATCGCTTCTTCGCGCAGGCCGAGCGCGCGCTCGGACAGCTCCGAGGTAAACTGAATAAGCTCAATCTTACCCAATGCCTCCAGCGGCATCTCGACGAAGGTGGGCACGACCCCGGCCGCGGTGCCCTCACCTTTCAGGCTGATCGAGGCGGTACGCATAAGGCGTTCGGTCAACGCTTCGGCACCGGTCAGCTCAGGATCCTCGTCCGGGAAACTGATTTCTTTCGGGATCGGGACCAGGCCGGCGGACACAAGGCGCGAGTCAATCTGCGCAAATACAAAACGGGTCAGTCGCTCGATCTCCCACAGCATCGCCATCGCGCCCCGGGCCGGGGAGTCAGCCCAGAGGCTACGTCGCGGATGTGGGGTCCAGATCCGGATAATGACATCTTTCTGCGGGCGCAGGACTACCCGGGTCGCCTCATCCTCAGGGTCGAGCAGGTATGCGATCCCGTTACCGAGGTTGGCGTAACGTCTCAGCTCGGAGCAGCTGACCACGGCCCACTCGTCCTCGTCGCCAAGGTCACGCCCGATGACATAGACATCGCCAGCGACGGTCAGGTTGATGGTGAGCATGCGCAGGGCCTCGGCCCGGGCTGGCGGAGACCCGAACAGGCTCTCACTCAGCCCGGCAACCTTACCGTTCTTGGTCACCTCCTGCTTGATACGCCCGTACTTGTCCACCTCGGCGACGTAAAGACGTACCCGGGAGCAGGCTGACCCCTGCCAGTTCGCCACATACCGAAGCTCGCCGATCACGTCGTAGAGACGCCACAGCTCTTCCTGCCATGAGTTGTCCCCGAACCGGAAGCTTCTCCAGAGCTGTTTGGCCAGGTCGACCTGACGGACCGCGGCAACCAGGCTCTGCCGTGCCGGCGGCTCCGGTACGGCCAGGTCAGTTCCCTTACGACGGAAGGCCATCTACTTACGGTCCAGGATGAGGCCGGTCAGCAGCGAGGCCGCCGGTACCGACAGGACGGCCAGCGTCAGCCGACCGGGCCAGAAGACGGCGGGCGGCATCACGGCCAGAGCGACGTAGATGCTCGTACACCAGGGGCAGTGCACCAGGTACGCCGGTAGGGAGTCCTCTCCGAACCTACGTACGACCCAACGACGGTACCTGTACGCCAGCTGGTCCTCGACGAGGAGCCGGGTGATACGCGCCACGGCGAGGGTCGCGACAGCAAGGCAGACAAAAAGCACGTCTTACTCTAAGACGTTCAAGAGCACAAGGGCTACAGCAACCGGGACAAGTCGTACACCGACTGATCAAGGTTGATGGCATACCGGCCCGGGTCCGAGATCCGCATCTGCCTGCGCTCGCCGGCGATCAGGTGCAGCGCAGCGTGCACCAGGGCATCGAGACGGTCCGGAGACTCCCGGGTGGAGACCGGGTCGAACAGGACACACTGGTTCTCCAGCTCATCCATATGACCCACGATGTGCAACCGGCCCTGCTCACTGCGCAGGGCCACCGGCTCAGCCCGGGTCTTCTTCCCGTGCTTGGCGTGTACCGGTTTCAACGGCGCAGTCGAGCCGCGCGGGAACATACCCAGCTCGACGCACTCCGCGTAGGAGTCCTGGAGTACCTCCTTGAGGTAGCGTTTGCCCAGGTTCTCCTCATACACCACCACGTCCACCGTGTAGTCGGCCACTGTCCGCCAGATAGCCAGCGCGGCGTCACGACCCGACGACTGGGTGCTCCGGTCCGCCAGCACGTAGAGATGGTTGTCCCGGGACCTGGCCACCACCACGATCCCGGTGAGCGCCTCCAGACCGGTCAGGTTCGGGTCAACCCCCACCACGGTCGAGACAAGCTCATCCGGTACCGGGTCGGCCCCCTCCACACCGACCCGGTTGCGCGCGATGTCCAGGCGCCGGAACAGGCCACCCTCGGACAGCTCCAACAGCTTGCCGTACAGCTCCTGCTCGCCGAGCGCGGTGCCGGCATACTGGCGCCGCAGCTCGGCCAGGATGGTCGGGGACAGGTTGCTCGCATTGTCGAAGGTGGAGCCGGTGATGACGTGCACGCCGCCGTCGTCGCGGGCCAGCCACTCGACCAGCAGCTTGATCGGTTTCGGGGTGGTGGTGACAAACGCCCGTGGGATGTCGTCGACCAGGTCCGCCCGCAGGGCCGGGAGCAGGCCCTCGAACCAGGTGTCGTACGGCTTCTCCCACTTGGCTATCTCGTCGCAGAGGATCCCGGCCGCGTTGAACCCGCGCCCGCAGTCAGGGGTATCGGCTCCCAGAAAGTAGACCCTGGCCCCTTTCGGGAGCACGACCATAGGCCGTGGTGACTGTTTGTACCGGTGCTCGATCCCGCGCCGGCGGAGCACGTTGAGCAGGCCGCTGGGACCTTCCGCGTTGATGGTCCGGGCGTCGGCGAGAGTGTCGGCCACCACCAGCCACTCGGTAGGTACCCCATGCCGGTCGAACGGATGCCGGCAGACCTGATCGGCGACCCACTCGGAACCGGCGCGGCTCTTGCCGGCCCCCCTTCCGGCCATGAACAGGTAGACAAATATCCGCCCGGCGGGAGGGATCTGCTCAGGTCGGGCGGTGTACCACCACTCGCCCCGGGCCATCTCGGCCAGCACCTCGAGCGGCTGGCCGGCAAGGAACTGCGAGCGTACCTCAGCAGGTAGCGCAGCGAGCCGTTCCTTGACCGACAAGGCCACAAGATCACTATATGCGTAGACCGACCGGTATGGTGGAACGGGCGAATCTGGCCCCAGGGTGGCGTATACTCAGGACATGGATAGTGAGTACTTCGAGCTGCGAGGCCGCGAGGTGATCCGAAGTGACCGGCTGAGGCGTCTGCGTGAGCGCCTTGGGCTGACCCGCAACGCCATGAGCGAGCTGCTGCACGTCAGCCCGATCACCTACGCCAGCTGGGAGGACCGCGA